GAGCTTCATCAGTGTCTTCATCGTATATATTTTGATAATTTGCTGTTGATAAATCCAACGTTGATGAACTCTCCTTAATATTGGTAACTTTTGCTTTTGGGACACCAGTATCGGTTGATACATTTTCATCGACCCAATCTCCACCTCTACTCACACTAAAAGACAGAGCAGTCATTCCTTGATACATCACAGCTATATTACACATTCCAGCGCCCATTGAAATCGCTACACCTGTTAACTGAGTATCAATCAAACCCTCATATCCAATAGCAACTGCTTCTTCAATCTTTTTTACTGAATATCCGTATTGTTCGATTATTGTTTTAAGAACATCTTCATGATAACTAACTTCTCGTTGGACATCGATAGGTTTTGACGGAACACAATAGACACAAGTCTCATTATCTTTTGCATCCCCAAGTAATTCACCTATGATAGCGTTAAGGACAGGTAAGGCATCTTTCTCAGTTGGGTTCAATAAACCACTCTTCATCGGTCTTCTTAATTCCGCTGTTGAGAATATTTGGGCATAATTAAACGCATGTTGACCAACGATGTGTATTTTACCAGCTTTTTCCACAAAAGGTATACCTTGACGTTTTAACATTCTTTTCACTTGATTAACTTCCCCATCAACTGTCAAAAAAGCATTTCTCTGTTTTTTAATTACGTCCTCTGTTGCTGCTATATAAAATGATGTTCCACAATCTAATCCTTTAGCCATGATTACCTCTTCTGATTTGTTTTAATTTATTTTTTTTATTCAACACCTTACCCACAATGACCTCATCGGACTTAACTGTTGATGAAGTTGGTTTATTTGTTTTGATTTGCTTTCTAACCATCACATCTACGTGGGACGGTTTAGTGTTTGATTGTTTAACTTCAACCTGAGGGACTTGAGTAGATGTATAATTTTTAGAACCTATTTCTTTTGGTTTATAAAATAGTTTCAATAATATCCATATTATAAAACCGATTTGCCATAATATTAAAGATAAATATATAAATAAACTACTTATCTCCATTTTGTTTTTTAATTGCTTTAGCAATAGCCTTTCTTCTATTTGCTAGGTATTTATCACTATCATCGGTGTCACCATCGTTATCAATATCTCCATCTTCTTTACCAACAGGATCTAATGCCTCATCAATATCATAATAACGATTTAAAATATTACCCATATCTTCATATAACGCATTCAACCTTTCATTCACAGAATTTGCTTCAACAGCTGCTTTTTTAAACTGACCTGTCAATCCTTTTAATTCTTTCATATTTCTCTTAACAGAAACTATATCAAACCAATCATCCGTTTCACTTAAAACATGGTTCTGAGCTGCCTCAGCAATACTAACTAGTTGTTTTGCTACATCTATGATGCCATTATTTTCAAAAAGAGTTCCACCTATCCTTTGATAGTTTTTTACAGCCTCTATAACTTCATATCGATTTACACTAGATTGAGGTCTGTTAACTGGCTCTAAATCCTCAACAATTCCTAACAAACTAATATTTTTCATATCCACACCCTCATTCTGTGATAATTTTTGTTTAATTTTTTCTTTGATAAATTTGTCTGCCAAATGTTTTTCTCTACCGTATTTGGCGTGTTCCCACTTCTTCTGTAAGGAACTCGGTAAATCTGTTTCACTTAAATTACTATTGATAAAAGAAGTAACTCTTCTAGCATCAACATTTCTTATTTTTCTGTAACGAAACTCTTCTAATTTTTTTAACCAAGAGCGAACTTCTTTTACGGTTACTCTTCTATCAAGACTTTCATCAACTCTTTTGTATTTTTTTCCGTTATATGTAATTTGGTCTCTCATAATAATAAATATTATCTTATTCGGTTTCCTTTGAGTTTAATATATAATCTCTAGCCTTATTAAGATAGTTAGCAGAAAGAGTAATTTTATCTGTCCACCAACTTGGTAGTGATTGTTCTTCTGACATACTATTGAGTTTATTCATTATTTCGTTAGCATCTTCAATAGATGTTTTTAATTTTCTTATAGCAGATGGAACATCAGTGTGTCCATCTTCTTCTATCTGTTTAGGTGATTTAAACGATGAAGCATATGGATTAGAGTGAACTCGTCCCATAGACACTGTCTTCTCATTTATTAACTTTTTTAATTTAATCATCTTTTTTTAGTTCTTTAATTAATTCTTCTATCGTAGATTCTGTTTGTCTATTGTATTGGGAAACTACTAAACTCCTGTGTTTTTTCAGTAAACTTTCAGCATCTCTAACTGTCATATTGTTAAGCTTTCTTGTTACTGATTTGAAATACTTTTCGTATCTTTTAAAGCCCTCTCCATAATGTTTTGCCAATCCTTCCAAATGTTCAACTATTTTTTTAACTTCTTTCAAATCACCTTTGTTTTCGTTTATTAACTTCTTTAATTTAATCATTTGTTTTTACTCCGGCCATCACTACCTTACCCCTACCTTTACCTTTATTCAAAGCATCTTTTAATTCATCACCTTTGAAAGACAAATTTATTTGTAAGTTTTTGGTTTTTATGAAAACATTATTTCCACCAAAACCTTTTACCTCGAATGTGCCATTAGTATCAACATAGGCTTTTTCATCAAGTTGTTCTTCTTTTATAAGGTCTTTTAACCTAATCATTTGGTTACTTTTTTTACTTTTTCAATTGAACGACCAGCAAAATAAGCACCATACACCACCATCAATAAGGTTTGATATACAGGTATATAGGCATCAGCAATTCTAAACTCCTCCCCAGCAATTTTCAAATTACCATCGAATAAACTCAGAATGGTAAACATCACTGTGAGAAACACTAAGGTTATTGGTCGGATGTTTTTACTTAACCAACTACCGTGTTTCATATCAGCTTCCCAACGAGCAGATACTTGTGCTTGTGCTGCTTGTTCAGCTTGTATTAATATTGTTTCCAGTTTTTGTTTAGCCTCGGCTTTCTCCTCACCTGACATATGTAGGTCATCAATGATTCCACCGACTTGTTTCAAGGTATCCCCACCACTGAGAAAACCTGTTATTGTTCCTAAGATACCCATTACTTCGCCTCTTTAGTCTTTTTAGAGTGTCTAAACCAAAAGTCTATTGTCTTACCGAATGAAGCAATAAAACTACCTAAAATAATGTTCAATAAATCCCTATGAGTTTCATCAAGTTCTAATGTTGGATGAAACAACAAATGTAATATCCAATACAATAATCCGAACATACCAACTGTGATGCTAAACTGCATCCAATCAGGTAGACCATCTCCCCCATAATATTTATCAGGACCTGTTGGTAAATTTCCATTAGCAATTTTTTGAATAGTTTCTTTCATAATTACAGCCTTGTGTATAAACCAGTTTCTTTTTCAAATATATTATTTAGATTGTCGGCATAAACACCATCGTATTGTTTCACAACTTTTGGTATACCTTTTCTAACTCTAATAAATTTCATTATGTATAAATCTTTACCTCTATCTAAATCAATGGCCACATGAGTTATACTTTTTGAGTTTCTACCAATCTTAATTGTTAAACCATTTTTACCTATTGACATTTGTTTAGCACCAGTCATCATGATAAATTTGTTACCACCCAATTGTCTTAACAATGTTTTTGCCTGTGATTGGTTTAGTCTTTCATTTACTTTCTTTGATTTTAATAATTTTTTCTTTTCTTTGTCTTTTGATATAGCTTTAACTTTCTTGATTAAGTTAGGACCTGCTGGTTCTTCTCCAATCTTCCCATCTATACCGTAACCACAGGTTCCCTCTCGTATTTTTTTTCCACCTTTACTTTTTATAATTTTTCCTATTTTAGGATTTTTATCTTTTGTTGACCATGTCATTTTGTTGAAGTTTGGTGTGCCTTTGTATCCAGCTCTAGCCAATAAAGCATCGAGTTCATCTAAATCCTTATTTGTGCTACCTCGTTTAAGTTTATATACGGCTTCAACCATCCCCTCTTTTTTAAGTTTGTCTTTTATCTTCTGAAATATACTTTTAGCTTTTTTATGTGCCGAGGGGTCTTTATCAGCATAGGATTTATTTTTAGCAGTCATAACTGAAACTTTTTTTCCAGCTTTGTTTTGAACAACCATTCTTTGAGCAGCAGCAATGGCTGCTGGATTTTCATTTAAATTAAATTCTTCATCAATAGCTTGTATAAAAAAGTCAACATATTCTTCTATTTCTTGTCGGACTTTTGCGGGGAGACCTTTATGTTTAGTTTTGGCGTATTTTTCAACATCTTTTGGTTTCATTTCTTTCGCGGCATCTTGAGCAGCTTTAGAAAATTTACTTGCGGGTTGTTCACCCTTTTGGATTGACCGAACAATTCCCATGAACTTCTGTTGTTTCTTGGAAACCGAAGGCATTTTATCCCCTCATTATAGAGTTGATAATAGATTCAATTTTAGTTTCAGGTTTTTGCTCTTCTACACCTTCATTGACTGGTCTCATAAAAGCACCGTGTGTGGATGGATTGGATACAAAGTCAAAAGCAATAAGTTCAAAGTCTGGTTGAACCTCAACAGTTCCATCCTCACCATTCTTTTCATTTACTGGCTCTACACTGCCTAATCCTCTTGATGAAATACCAAGTTTAATACCTGATTTAAATAGTTCTTTTAATATGTTTCCACTTGGTGTAGATAGAACCTCCACAGTTCCTAAAAGGTCATCACCATCCCAATGCATCTCAATAACGTTATGTGACGCATTATTCAAATTAACAACAGAGGATTCTGGATGGTCGAGTTCACCGAGTGCTCTTCGTTCAGCTACCTGTTCTTCTAAATATTTAGAAACTTCTTTTAATAATACTTCTCGTGGGTAAACTCTTCCGTTTTGATTCTTTGATTCGGCTCTTTGTAATACACCTTTTACAACAAGTCTTCCATTATTTTCTTTTATGGACTCGTCTATTTTTTGTCTTGATATCTCGAATGGTCTAACGTCTACTAATAATTTTTTGTTCATGATATTACCCCAAATCACCTGTGTAAATAAATGTTATATTTCCGACTACCGGACTCCCATCAGCTTGTTCCCAAGCGATAGGATTAATATCTAGTCGTATAGGTCCTGCCCCATCGTCTATTTTTGAACCGGAAATATATGTTGTTAGGTCACCATGACCACCACCTAAAGATGCTGTAGATTCATAACAAAAAGTATATGACCCTTCAACATTTACCATGATATAATTTGGTCTATCTTGAATCACCTTTGACGGTGGAGTAGTAGCCTTGCTAATCGCACTGGCAGGTCGACCCTTTGGTGTTTGTTTTTTATTATTATTAGGATCTGCTTGATAAGCTGACATTTATCTTCCCCCCCAAGATGAGCGTTTTACCCAAATATCAAATAGGATATCTGATACCTCTTTTCTAATTTGTTTTTTAATTTTTTGTAAATCATCTTTTGATACATTCTCGTCTATGAATTTATAGCCCGTTTGTTTCTCTATATCTTTTTTTCTTTTTTTATTAATTTTCTTACCGAAAGCATAAGGTGTCATAATAGGGTCTATACTAGCAGTAGTCGTTATTTCACTAATTTTTTGTTGAAATAGTTTCATTACCAAACCCCTTACTATTTCGTTAAATCTTGTCGAGTTCTTTTGAAAGTTCATAATATCTCAATAATTGAACAACAGAATTATCATCTGTATTTTTTGATTCTTTGAGACAAAATTTTTCCACACAGTTAATTGCCTCTTGTAATTTAATCTGTAAAACTTTATCGTTTACTTTTTTTACTTTTTTATTTAACGTTGCCTTTATATTTGGTATTTGCTTTTCCACAAATATTGAAAAATTGTTTGTGTTTGAAATATTACTTATATATTCCTTCAATATATTTTTTTGTTCATCAGATAAATTTGAATATTTTTTGTTGAATTTTTCTAATAGAGTTTTATAAGATAATATACGTAAATCTTTATCTTTAAATTCTTGTGGCATATAAGATTTTTCTTCTTTATGCTCAACGGTGGTAACGTTTTCAATTATTATAAAATAACTCTCTGTTTTCTCATCAGCACCCATTTGATTAATACCTTCGAATAATTTGTATATGGATGCGTATAATTTATAATTTGGAATCTTCGAGCTAAATAATTGATTAACATCATAGTTCTCCTTTATCGAGGCAATGATGTTATATTTTTCTCTTCTTAAATTTTGGTTATTCAGTTTATCTCTTTGTCTTATAACCTCAGATAAAAAGAAATCAGCTTTTTTATCTGATTTAAATTTTTGATTAATTAAAGTATTGTAAAGTGCTAACTCTTTACCTATCTCAGTATGTTCATTAAATTTAGCTTTTATAATTTTTAGAGCCGGTGACTCTTTCTTTTTATTCAACACATCAACGGTGACTTGTCTAAGTAAAAACTCAAACAAAAGACCTGTATTTCTCAATTTACTGTGCTTAAATCTGCTCATAAAATATTCCAAAGTAATTTGATACAATTATTCATATATAAATATAACAGAATTTAGATTAAGAGGTATTTTAGTCTTTTATTATGTTGTCTTCACTTAACATAGACTGTCTTTTTTTAGGAAACTTTTCCTTGAGTTGGTCTAATATACCTTCTCTGGCAACAACTGTGCTTGCTTTTGAAGTAGCAAAAGGTGATTTACCTTTAAATTCTCTTTTACCATATGACCTATCAACATCCTTGAGTGAAGTGTGACCGTATTTATCTTTCATAGTCTCCCTATCTTTGAACGGGTCTTTTTCACTTCCCCCCCAATCGCCTTGACGTGACACGGTAAGTTCGTCATCATCTTCATCTGTCTCAGGCTCTTGTTTCGAAGGGTCATTCCCTTCTTGTTCGATTTGGTCAAGTCTAAATTTTTGTTTAGTGTCTTCAACAATTGACTCATAAATGGTTATTTTTTCTTCATCGCTTAAATCAAAAACATTGTCATAAATCCAATTTCTACTGAACAATTTTGAATCAATTGCTTTTTCGGCTATATCAAGTTGTTGATTCATCAATTCTAATTTCTCTTGTTCGTGTATCATAGAGGGGTTTTGTAATTCTAATGAAAAGTCAATCAAATCTGAATCATCAAACCCTTGTGAATATAAATGGACTATACCTATTTTGGTTAACTCGCTTACAATAATTTTCTGTAATCTTTCTATGGTTCTAGCAAATCGGACATCTTCAGCAGCTAAAGTGGCTTTACCACCACTTAGTCCCTCTTCGTATCCTAAGAAAGCCTTCGGTATTCTTAGACTCGCCATAAGTTTGTTTCTTAAATATTCTATGTCGTCTATTTGGTCATTGTTAGAAAGACCTGGTAGAGTATCAATCTCCGTTCCACTGTCTCCACCACGAACAGGTAGAAAGTAATCTTCGGTAACTGACTCTACATTATATTTTAAGTTATACTCACCTGTGTTTTGGTCAATAACAGGTGTCTTCTTCATCTTGTTGATGATTCTTTGCATAAACTGTTCAACTTCTCTCGGTGGTATGTTACCAACATCAATCTTAAAAACTCTTTTTTCGGGCGCTCTCATAATACGGTGTATCAACATAGCATCTTCCATGAGTGTCAATTGTTTAAATATCTTTCTTCCATTCTCAAGTATTGAGCGCCCGTAAGGTAAGAAGTTTGTATCTGATAAAAGACGAAAATGTGCTATTTCGTAATTTTCTTTTACCTCTTTTTTATCAGTTGCAATTTCGAATTGTATAAGTTGTGGATTTTCAACATCATGGTCTTCTAATCTTGTTATGTCATAAGCAGAAATAGGTTTAACATTTACCACTCCATACTTGTCTAAAATATCAAGTTGTAAATAAAAGTCACCATATTTTGTCATATTACGAATCCAACTCCAAAGATTAAATTCAATATTTATAATATCATAAAATAAATTATGTAAAATTTTCTGAACTTTCGTGTTTTCGCTTTTTACTTTTAAAATTTCACCTTCTATGTTTTCTACGGTTGATTCATCAGAATATATATCAAGAGCAGACGAAATGATTGGGTCTTGATCCATTAATTCATAATCCTTGAACAAATCGTGTTTTCTAATTTCGTATGCTGCTCTCCTATTCTCAGCAACCGAGTAGGGGTTGGAATAAGTGTTCTGTATCATTCTATTGTAACGGTCAATAAAATTTGATGTTAAGCTAGTCTGTGTGTAATCTAAATCTTTAACAACTAGTCTGTTATCATCTGTTTTTTTGATTATAACATTTGATTGAAATAATCTACCAAGTCTTGTAAATAAATTATCTGCCATTTTTTACCCCAATAGCCAAGTTAAATCTTCTTCTTCTCCGTTTTTAAGTTTAACTTTATACGGATTGTTTTTAGGAGCAGATGGTGTCATCACAGTTGTATTACCATTTAGGTTTCCAATCGCACCGACCAAACTACTCTGATACTCATTTCTTTCTGATTGAATACGAATAGCCGTATCCCTTATCCATAGAAGAATAGAATATGACATCACAAGGTCATCATTATACCCATCTAATGCTTCAGTTTTACTATTCTTATATATAAATACAAAAAGTTCATCAATTAATCGTGTAGATTTTATTTTTACCATTTTTTCACGAGTGTATTCTTCCATTTTAGCAATAATCAATGGTTTAGATTTCATTGTTGTAGTGAAACCTGGTATCTTATTTCTGTCTATACTTCTATATTTGTTTGTGTGTTGTATATCTTCATCTACAATTAAATGATTTTTCTCTTGATAGAAAAGATTTTCATATCCCCTATCAATAATTGTCTGTAGTGTAGCCCAACCTATATTGTTGTTTTCCACAACAAGTAAAGCATCATTATATTTAGTCCCTAGTTCTATTAGAAAATTTCCAAACTCTGTTGTTCCCAACTGACCTTTATATTCAGCAACTTGTTCCATCTCTTCTATATCAAAAACTTGAGCTGCTGAGTAGTCTGTCCCATCTCCACGAGCCACATCAGCACATATTAAATAATTCTTATCATAGTTGGGATAATCCCATATCCATAAATTTCTATCAAATCCGCTTTTTTCTTTTGGCTCACAACATGATTTTGATTTATACCATTCAAGTATATTTGGGTCAACAACAGACCTACCAGAACTAAGAAAGTCAGCATCACACTCTTGACTTGCTTTACTCGGTCCTAATATTCGGTCTTGTTCTCTTCTCCAACTTTCATCTCTTTCAGGATGGTCTGTCCAATGTAGCTTTACAGTATTAAATTTATTCAACCCATCGGTCGCATCCATCCATGTTTTATGAAACCAATTACCTACACCATTGGGTGTGGATATAGCAATACATTTACCACCAGTGGCTAATGTCTGTTGTGCAGCAGTCCAAATAGTATCAATCTTGTCTATAAAAGCAGCCTCATCCAAGATGAGTAGAGATAGGGCTTCTGAACGACCGGCACTTTCATTAGAAGCAATAGCCTTTATCTGTGAGCCATTTTTAAATATAAGGGATAATTTATTATTCTCCACTATAGCAGTCTTTAACCATTGTGGTAACCCCTCATACATGATACGGACTTTTGTGACCAAATTTTTCGCAGTGTCTTTCGATGTCGCAATACATAGAATATTCTTATCCGCATGAAATAACATCATCCAAAGAGAGTAAGCAGCTGTCAAAGTTGATATACCGAGCTGACGTGATTTTAAAATGACATTATAATCATTAGTTCCATACTCTTTTAAAACATCATACTGATAGGGGAAAAGTTTAAATTTAATCTTACCTCTCTGAGGATGTTGAATCACACAGAACTCATTTATAAAATAAGATGGATCCTTACCACACTTAAGATAGTTTTGTCTTATTGCTTGTTTAAGATTACTCATTTATCGTGTTCATTGTTAGCAATCGCCTTAGCAACCGTCTTATCAAATTGTAAAGCTTTATTACTCTTTATACTTTCTAATTCTGATTCGTATTCTTTCAATACCTTTTCCCATCTTTGTTTCTCCATGTCAGCAACCCAATCCTTCCATTTACCTTTAGCTTTTAAGTCTGCTTCAAAATTAATTTGACAATGGTAACATCTTGACATTCTATTATATGTTTGTTGGTCAATGTCCTTAAGTATTAATTTTTCACAATCACCACATTTATCAAACCCCCTTGGTGGTATCTTTGTAATTTGTTTTCGACTACCATCTTTTATTTCCCAACTACGACCACGAGCATCCGTCCACTGTTCACCTTCCTTTCTCATATTATCAGTTTTGGACTCATATCCAACCTTTACTGGTCGGTCATAAATCCCCTTATACATCTTCTGTATTTTTTCTATATTACTCATTGTATAACTCCTTAGTCGCATAATCACTAAATAAATCTGGTAACCAGGCATGTATAAATAGAGCACAACTTAATTTCATAGCTCTACGCCAATGTTTCCAATATGTGGTTTTATTTTTCTTTAGATGTGTAATCATTAGAATGTCATCATGCCAGTAATTTGATTTATTGGAGCAAATGCACCAGTAAACTTATATGTTTTACCATTGTATTTAAACACTAACCCTTCTGTAGGGACGATTGCTTTGAATCCACCAATGGCGTTCAATCTATCCAACTGTATTTTCAACCTATTCAATTTCTTCAAATCACCACCACTTTTAATATCACTAATTGCAGATTTTAATTTTTTTCGTATCGATTGAACAGATTTTGCTGGATTTACAGCCAACCAACCATCCATGTTTAACATTATCTCAGCACCAACCTCAAAGAATAATTCTTCAAAAGGTTTCATGTTTTCTTTGACCATTCTATTTTTATCTATCTTATCAGTTGTCAGAGCCCAATCTAAAAAATTATCATTATCGATAGATGCCTTCATATCTCTAATTGAAAATGATTTATCGAAAAAAGCCCATCTTTTTGTCAACCGTTTCAAAATATTCTGTGGTATTTTATATTTATGTTGTTTACTCGCATTATATATAAATTCTTCCCAAAATCTCTGATGATACAATCCAAGTGTATCATTATCATTAAGTGCAAACTCACTTTGTAGTTTTGACAATCTATTGTGAAACTTTTTTTTCATTTTACCAAAATCTTGATGCTTTGGAACTGTAACAAAATTAGGTTTAGATATTTTATAATGTTTTTGAACATGTTGGTTGACTTGTTTAATCATACCACGCAACATTCTCGCACTATCTTTTGCTGAACCTATTGGACGACCATTATCATCATATTCTGTTGCTCCATGAAAAATAATTTCTGTTAAGTCATAATTGATTACGTTTTCACTAGCAGGCCAAAGAACCTCTAAACTCATAAATTTACTACCATTACCAAATATTTTATCTTGTTGTTTTTTAGATAAGGCACCAATTGCTTTATTTAATC